TGTGTAATGGCCATTTTTAGTTACCTCTCTTTGTAAATGTTGAATCATCAGGACTCCACCCAGCATCACCAGTTGTAGCTAGTACGACTTCTGGACGTGCATCCCTCAAGTTTTCATCGTCATTAATTCTTGGAGTTTTGTTCTGCGGGTGATCTAATATATTATATCGACCATCCGTTTCCGAAGCTCCAACAACCAACCCCGTCGGCTCTTTGACTCTCTCAGAATATTTAAATCTAAATCCTGATCGGTCGCAGATAAAGTATGCATACTTACCTTTTGCCATTATAACCTAAACGATGGCTTAATCAAAAGACTAGCTCTTTCTTTATCTGCATACATTGCTGATGTTAATTCTTCTTCATACATTTGTTTTAACATACTGGCTCGTTCGGATGTAATGCCTGGTCTTTTGATAGACATTTTATAAGCTAAGCCAGTAGCTAGACATGGTAAGAATCTAAATGGAACATCAGGATCTTGGTCGGACTTTGTGACATCTTCAACTTTGTTAAAGCTAAAGTATGACAATAATGGTGTACCACTTGACGTTGTGGTGTCTGGTGTAGGCCATAAATATAATTCAGCTGCATCTCTTAATCTGTTAACAGCATACTGTGTTGGTCTACCTGTTTGTGTCTTGTTTGTAATTCTTTGATAAGCTTCCATAGTAATACGTTCTAAAGCTAAGTCTGTAGTTGTTGAACCACTAACTGTTCTATGGACAAGTTCAGTTATATCTATAAGTGAAGTTGGTAATGTATATTCAGCTGTGCCACTTGTTATATCCAATGTGGCTAAGTTTTGTTTCCAGAGTAAGATACCACGGTTCATCCAATCGATAAGGAGAAGATTGAGTGTACGTCGTGCCTCTAGTGGTTCAAACCCTAGTGATTGTTCACCACCTAACATAGCCATAGCTTCTTCGATTACATCAGCTATATCTAAATTGAATGTTGTTGTACCTGAAGTTGCCATGATTACCTATCGTCGAAGTCAGTTCCAAATGATGCATGTACTTTACCACCATTAAAAAACTTTTCCTTAACTTTATTACCGTCTTTGTCTAAAACACCAGCACCAATAAGTTTGTCCTTTTGAGTTACTTTTCCGTCTCCACTAAGATCTTTTAATTTCATTTCTTTTTTTCCTTTCCCCATTCATATAGGTTATCAAATGTTGTTTCCCAGTCCATGTAACTATCGTGTTGTTCTGCGGAGTGTTCCCACTGTGACGGTACAAAGTCTGGTGGTCCTTCTCCAACTGCCCATAGTGCAGGATTGGTTACACGTACACGATTATTGGGTAAGGCTACTATACAACCTTTATACGGACCCGATGTTAATTCCAACACATGCGATTGTTTATGTTGTGCTGGATCATCCGATATATAACTGTCGGTATAATCAACCGTAAACATGTACTTACCATTATAGAACTCTCCGGCTATCTTACACAACCACGGACTTGAACTAATTCGATCCATTCTAATGACAGCATGATTACGACTGGAGCAGTCCCAAGGTTGGGCTAAATGAGTTTGAATATTTGGTGGCCATTCATCGAACGGTGTGTCCCCCACTAAAGCCGTTATTGGTATACGTGCCCACATAGCTCCTCCGTGGGGATTCGGATGATCTTCGCCACATCCTGTAAACACAACTTGAAATCCTAAACAACGGTCTGGAATAGTGCACACTGCAAAAGCCAAAGCATGGAGAAACTCTCCTTGGTATTTCTCGTGGTTATGTGTGAACTCTTTCCTCACCCAACACTTAAAGTGTGGGATGTTAGAAATTGTATATGCCACTATCTAGCTCTGCCGCCTCGTGCCATGTACTTGGAAGTCTTACCACCTTTAGCCATATACTTAGATGTTTTACCTCCACCCTTCATTCTATACTTAGATGTTTTACCACCGCCAGCCATTCTATATTTAGAAGTCTTTCCACCTCCAGCCATACGATATTTAGATGTTTTACCTCCACCTTTCATTTTGTTAACTTTTCTTTGATTTTCGACAATGTTTTTTAAAACATTACCACTTCTATATTCTCCAGCTTTTGGAGTTATTTTTTTAAAAGTTTTTTTAGGAGATTTAGGTTTTGATTTGACTGTTGGTTTTTTCTTTGGAGAGACTGGTGTCTGTTTTGCAGATCCTCCTAAGAATGCTTGATTAGCTCGACCCAATCCTTTACCTGCTAGTTTCTGTTTTTCTTTTAAAACTTTACGAAGAGTTGCAGTTTTAGAATCAGTAGGTCTATTACTCTTAGTTGTAGTCTTTTTCTTTCTATTTTGTTTTCTTGCTATACCAGCAAAGTCAGTATCTTTAGGTCTGGTATTACCTAGTTTACCCTTCACTGTCTTTCTGTTTCGTATCATTACCATTTTATAGTGCTCCTTTTAAGTACATGATTTCAATTGTTAGTATAGTTATTGCTCCCACTAAAGACAATGTTAAAATAATCATATTCTTTAGTCGACGTTTACGTTGAACCTCTGCTTCCAAAGCTTTCTTACGACGAACTCTTTCCGCAGCTATCTCAGCTTGTAGTCTTTCCCACTGTCCCGGAGAACCAAACAACATAAACAGTTCTCGCATCTCATCACGGATACGGTTGGCTTCCTCTTTACGAAAGTGAGCATCGATTGCTGTCTGCTCTGCTCCCGTTAATTTACCAAGTATACCACCCTTCTTTTCGGCAGCAAATGATAAATCAGCTTCAGCTTTAGCTAGTCTTGTTATGGGACCAACCAAAGAAGCTAAATCTTTACCGGCTTTAACAGCACTGGATATTGTACTGCTGGCTGTCTTTAATGCAGCAAAAGCCATTAATGGATCAATCATCGTCGTCTATGCCCTTCTTTTAGTTTTAACCTTTTGTTTTTTACCACTAGCGCTAATAGGATATCGTATTGATGTGGGCTTTGGACCAGTATTAGTCTTGGCTCTTTTTCTTTTAACAGCCGCAGCTTTCTGACCAGCTGTCATTCTATTAGCGACTGCCTTGGGACGGCAGACAGGATACTTTCTTTTTGACGACTTAGCTGATTTACGACCACACTTTTTACCTGTCGATATATCTACCCAATCTTCTTTGAACCACGTCTTTAAACCTTTTTTAGCCATTACCTTTTTCCTTTAATTTATATTTATCTGGCACTTTACCATACCCAACAACTCTGTCCCATTGTCTTTGTGTGTAGTAATTTTTATTAGGCATTCTTCATTTTGGGGTATTTAGTTACTTTTCTTCTTTTTACCACACCACAACCACGAGCTATACCACCTTTTTTCATTTTCATTTTCTTTTCTCTTCTTAGTGGTTTACGAGCTGCTGGTCTTGTATTTGTCTTTTTAGAATCACCCATACCAGCTATTTCTTTATAATCAATAAAAGTTGTATCTCTTTTAACAGTTGGTTTTGGCTTGGTTGACATTTTAGATCTTGTGGTTTCTTTAACAGTCTTACCACCTCTAGCTAATTTAATAGTGCCACCTCCAGCTTTACTAGGCTTTGGTCCTCTAAAGTCTTTTCTCTTTTTACCACTTGGATCTTTTATCTTACCCGCACATATCTTTGATGCATAGGCATTTGCATAAGCTGATGGATAGACGGCGAACTTACGTTTGGCAGCAGCTTTACCTCTAGGACATAGCTTTGTCATATTTATAACCCCATCTGTTTTCTGATAAGTCCCACACTCTCTTTGTGTCTTGTGGAATCTTAACAAGCATATTGTTAAACCTTATTACGTTTTTTGTTACTTGCATATCTTCTACCTTTCTTCTTCTTGTTTGATGGTTTTGATATTTGTTGTCCTATATTACCACGATTTATAGCCATATTAAATACCTATAAGTATCTTTGCAATAACTGATGTTGCTCCTGATTGCATAACAACAGTGGCACACACAGCACCAATAACTAACCATTTAACTTGAAAGATAGATTTTTTAACACAACCCATATCTGTTTTAAGTTCAGATACATCTTCACGTAACTGAGCTTCACGTTCAATATGACGTGTTAATTCAAGTTTAAGATCTGTTAAATCTTTATTGGTCATGGTTTAGAATATCCAACACCACAATAGTAAACCTACTATTGCAGCTATGTACCAATGTTTTTTACATTCTGAACATTTAAGTTTTTCTTTGATCTTCATCCAAATCATATTCATATCTAACATTTCCATCTCCTCCTTGCTTGACAGATTCTTTTATTAGGTGTCTTTCGACAGTTAACATTGTGCATCTTGGCTTGACCCGCAGATCGTGCGCAAAATGACTTTCTTCTTTTCGCAGCTTTACTACCCTTTGCGACTTTACCCGTAACAGCAGTTTTTAATTTAGATCCAGGATTTGCACGACGATAAGCGGCTACACCTTTCGATGTCATACCCGCACCTTGTTTAGTTGGTCTAAAGTTACCAGACTTAACACTAGACTTTATGCCCATGCCCTTTTTCTTTTTACGAACGGCCATGTTCTATCCTACAAAAAATGTACCAGCTACACTAACTCCTGCATTCATAGTGACATGCAGATTTGTTTCGTAACGAATACCCGCATCTTCAATATACTGATCAGACGAACCCCCAGCTATTAACCTTTGTTTCATGATAATTGACCCAGCTGCACCACCATCTCTTAACACAATGTCAGTTGCTGAAGCCATACCATTTACGAGACTGTATCCTCTAAGTCTACCCGGAATTGAATCTATCGTAGATGTAGATGTTGCGAATATTGCTTTTATATTTGTTGCCATATTTAATTCCTTATATTTAACAATAAATAACAGGGGCCATTACTGACCCCCATTATCATTTATATCCTAGGATGATCCCGCAGAACCATAGTAAGATCTCCAGTCACTGAAACCAAAGCTATATCTTTCTCTAGCTTTAAATCTCAAGTTACCAGTATCAAAGTCTGGTTCCATCTTCGTAGCCAAAGGTGCTCTTACGAACATTTTAGCTCCGTTAGGAACATCTGTTTTAATGAAGTATGCATTAGCATCTGTGAATCTGTGGTTCACGAAATAGCCACTAGGTAGCATACTCATTGAACGGATGGCATTAATATCATTGACATTCGTCACACCATCTTTATTCGTTGGTCCTGTTCCAGTTGCGGAAAAACCAAAGTGAATAGGTGTAGTTGACAATGTACTAGCTAAGATTTTCTCAGCAGTAAATTGTAAGTCAGGTGGAATGTGCAATGATCTTGCACGTGATCCAATTAAGATATTTCTATCATCCTTAGTGTTTTG